CCGTAAACAATACCACAGTAAATCGAGGCATAACCGGCAGCGTGACAAAACCAAAATCAAAAAGAGAAGGATTAATTTTTAGGGGTTAACATATGCCTGATTACATAGACAAAGCCAGAGCCCAAAAGATGATTGATTTCATTCAGACCTTACGTATCCCAGAAGGCATGGACCAGGGCAGCCCTTTTATTTTACGAGACTGGCAAACTCCCATGCTCCATGGTGTTTATTCGCCTGTCACTGAATCTGGTATCAGAGTAGTCAGAAAAGCCATTTACAGCGTGGCCAAAAAAAATGGTAAGACCCCTCTAATATCCGGCATTGCCCTGGGTCATCTTGTAGGCCCGGAAGCAAAACGCAATGAGCAAATCTATTCGGCAGCCTTTGAGCGTGACCAGGCAGCCCTTACCTTTCGATACATGAAACAAATGATCGAGATGGATGAGGAACTTTCAGACCTTCTCAATATCCGGACCGCCACAAAAGAAATTGAATCAAGGACAAACGGTAGCATATATAAAGCCCTTTCCTCAGAAGCCCGGTCAAAACATGGTATCAGCCCGGCAGTTCTTATCTTTGATGAGCTGGCACAATTTGGAGCAGATCGAGAATTTTATGATACATTGATCCAGGGGCGTGGGGCGCATAAAGAGCCTTTGTTATGGATCATTTCAACTCAGGCCGCCGATGACCTTGCAATCTTATCACAAGAAATTGATTATGCCATTGAACATAGAGAAACAGATCCCACAGTAAAATTATTTTTCTTTACAACTCCTGCCGATGCAGACTTACAAGACCGGGAATCCTGGAAACTTTCTAACCCGGCCCTGGGTGATTTCCTTTCCGAAGCTGATATGATCGAGGCGGCAAATACAGCAGTCAATATGCCTTCAGCAGAACCAGGCTTTAGGAATCTGAGGTTAAACCAGCGAACCAGTGCCACAGCCAGGTTTATGTCAATCGGTGTGTGGAAAGCAAACGGTGGTATTCAGATCGCTGATTCACTGTCCAGGGGCCGGATTACAGCAGGACTTGACCTTTCCGGCAAGAATGACCTTTCAGCCCTTGTTTTGGATTGTTTTTATAAGCATGAGCATAATATATTCCCTTATTTCTGGACTCCATTGGACAATGCAAAAGAACGAGCAAAAAATGACCGGGTACCTTACCTGCTTTGGATCGAACAAGGATTTATTGAGGGCGTACCAGGAAAAACCATTGATTATGAATATATCGCTCAAAAGGTCGCTGAAATACACTGGTTGCACCATATTGACGAGTTAAGGTTTGATAGATGGCGCATTGAAGATCTGCAAAGAGCCTTAAACAAAATAGGCTGTGAGACTTATATAAAAGACAAAGAAGAACCGCCGACAAATAAAGCCTTATGTCTTGTCAACCATGGCCAGGGATTTAAAGACATGAACCCGGCCATTGAATCCGTTGAGGATGTTTTCACAGATAACCGGGCCAGACATAACAATCATCCTGTATTAACCATGTGCGCCTCAAATGCAGTTGTTGAGCTTGATCCTGCCAATAACCGGAAATTTGCAAAACATAAATCAACAGGACGTATTGACGGGATTGTTGCCCTGGCTATGTCGATGAATGGGGCCGAATTGCCGGACGATAATAAACCTAAAGAGATGCCAGTGCCATCATTTGCCTAAAGGAGGATCAATGATCTGCCCAGCCTGCAAAATAAAGCTAAAATGCTACGATACCCGGTAGCTATTGCCTACCCTCAGAAAGCGGTATTATGTTTGTCAGAAATGTGATGGAATTTTTAAGACTTCTGAGCGATTTGAGCTTGAGAAACCTAAAATATTGAAAAAAACCACAACATATAGAAAAACCCATTGAAATAATCCCTACATTATGTCATCATACCCATTATGAGGACATTTTTATCAAATATTGATTTGTCAGATATATTGATATGTATTGGCTGTATCCTGCTTGGATACGGCCTTTTTTTGCTTAAAGGGCTTGGATTTTCCCTTGCAGTTATCGGTGCAATCTTCTTAATTTTGGGTATTTTGGGTTCAATCCCTGTAAAAAAACCAGATAAGGGTTAAATAATGGGAATTTTCAGTAAACTCCTGAGAGGTAGCGTTATTGGCGGCGGATCACTCACCGGGACAGATGATTTTTGGTATAATGCCATTGGTGGCCCCACAAAATCAGGAACGAGAGTCAATGAGGAGACAGCCCTAAAATATTTGACCGTTTTTGCTTGTGTTTCGCTTATTTCCGGGGATATTGCAAGATTGCCATTAATTTTATATCAAAGAAGCGCCGATGGATCAAAAAAACGTGTTATTGATCATCCTTTGTCAGATATCCTACACAATGCTCCAAATCCTTCCACAACTTCCTTTAATTTCCGGGAATCAGAACAATTAAAACTACTTACATGGGGTAACTCTTACTCAGAAATAAAACGTGGTGATGGTGGTCAGGTGTTGGCACTTGTCCAGATACCGAAACCGGGCGGGGTTAAAAGAAAAAAATACGCCAGAGGGTTATTTTATGAATGGGTTGATCCAGAAAAGGGAATAATCAAAAAACCCAAAAAAGATATTTTTCATATTCCCGGATTTGGCTTTAACGGCATAGAGGGTATGTCCATGATCAGCCTTGCAAGGGAAACAATCGGTCTTGGTCTTGCCACTGAGGATTTTGGATCATTGTATTTTGGTCAAGGTACACATCCTGCCGGTATTTATGAAATGGATGGGTACCTGGGCGATAATAAATCCGATTTTATGAAGACTTTGCGAGAAGGTGTTGCTGGTCTTGGCAAATCTCATTCAATCATGGTCGCAGAGGGTGGTGCAAAATATAAACCGCTGACAATCCCATTAAACGATGCTCAATTCCTTGAGACTCGGAAATTTCAGAAGTCAGAAATAGCCGCCATGTACCATGTGCCTTTACACAAACTTGGAATCCATGACAGCAACACAAATAATAATAATTTAGAGCAAGAAAACAGCGGTTACGTTGATTCTTGCCTGATGCACTGGATTGTAAGATGGGAACAGAATATAGCATTGCAGTTATTGACCCTTGAAGAGCGACGGCAAGGGTTTTTTGTTGAATTTCTGGTTGACGCATTATTGAGAGGCGATTCACAGGCCAGGGCAGAATATTATAATAAAATATTCCAGGTTGGTGGCATAAAACCAAATGAGATAAGAGCTAAAGAAAATATGAACCCGATTGATGGTGGCGATGAATCTTTTGTCATGTTGAACATGATTCCACTTGGTATGGCCGGGGATATTGCAAAAGAGAATAATTCACAACCTGCAAAAGAAGATAAAAGTTTAAGAGCGATTGAATATCGGGCAAAGAATTCAATAATTCTAAGGGACCGGATTGCAAAACAATATTATCCATTATTCCAGCGGGCAGCGCAGGACATTGTGAATAAAGAAGGATTGGCAGTCAAGGCACAAGTCAATAAACAGCGTAAAAGCCGGGAAAACCGAGACATGCAGACATGGCTTGATGATTTTTATAGAAAACTGCCAGCGGAAATCAAATCAAAGATAGGCCCGGTAATTAGGAGTTTTTCAGAAGCTATCCAGGCGGCTGCGGCGGATGAAATGGGAACGGATATCGGGATAACTGAAGACCTTGAGCGATTCATTGATGATTACACAAAAAGATATGCCGAGCGACACACAGAAAGCAGTCTAGGTCAATTAACTGCCTTACTTGAACAGGACTTAACAGCTCTTGAAGAAAGGGTCGATGAATGGGAAGAAAAAAGAGCCGACAAAATAGCTTCAAACGAGACTGTTAGAGCTTCTAATGCTATTTATCAGACCGTGGCCTTTGGTGTTGGGTTGTCAACGGTTTGGCGCATAAGGGGCAAAACCTGCCCATATTGCAAGAGCTTGAGAGGTAAAAGAGTGGTCAGTGGCCAGAGTTTTGTAAAAGATGGCGATGAGATTGATCCAGAGGGCGGAACAGGGCCGATGAAAATCAGGGGCTTAAAAATGCACCCTCCTCTTCATCAAGGATGCGACTGTTATTTAGGAATTTAAAAAAAGGTGATAATATGCCAGAACTAAAAAAAGAATTAAGAGTTTTAAAAGCCTGTGAATTGAGAGTCAAAAGAGATGGTGACGAACTCCCAAAAATAGAGGGGTATGCCGCAGTTTTTGACAAAGATTCTGAAAACATGGGATTTATTGAGCGCATTGCTCCGGGTGCCTTTAAAAATGCCTTGAAAAAATCAGATGTCAGGGCGCTTTTTAATCATGACTCCAATATCATCCTGGGTAGAATGTCAGCCGGAACCCTTGTGCTTAAAGAGGACAAAAAGGGCCTTTTTATGAGCGTTACGCCTCCTGATACTCAACTTGTCAGGGATATGGTCTTGACTCCCATTGAGAGGGGCGATATCACTCAGCAATCATTTGGTTTTAATATCAAAACAGATGAATGGAAAGATTTGGACAAAGAAACACCACGCAGGACAATAACAGAAGTTAATGAGATTTATGATGTCTCTCCTGTGACCTTCCCAGCATATCCAGATACCGAAGTGGCCTTGCGGTCACTTGACAGTATAAAAAAAGACGTGACAACTCACGCAGAAGCCACGGCAACCCGTGCAATGGATGAAGCAGTCAACCTAAAAATTGACATTTTAAATCTTGAACGAACCCAAGGAGGGTTAAAACGATGAATGAGCTTGAGAGATTACAAAAACTTTTCCGGGAAGCCATGGCAAAACTGAAAGCGATCAGGGCCATTAAGCCGGAAGAATTGACAGACGAAAACAGAACAGAAAGAGATTCTGTTTTGGCAGAAATTGACAAATTAACCAGGGATATTGATGCTGAAAAACGTGCCATTGACCTTGACTTGAGAAACACGCCTTCTGATCTTGATCCTGATATTCCCACTATCACAATTGAAGACCAGCCGGTTTATCGTGGCACACAGGCAGCCGCTTTCGGGCAGCAAATGGTCGATGTGGCAACCGTTACAGATCCCAATCTGAGAAATGGCGGAAATGCGAAAGATTCATTGTCCAGGCTTGAAAAAAATACAAAAAGAGCTTTGACTATGATCGAAAAAAGCCAGGGACAGCCGGTTAGTCAGGATTTCATTGACAGGTCCATGAAACCGATCTTTTCTCCTGAG